ACCTAGCGGTTAGCCTAAAAATTAGGCAGAGACATACTTTACGACAGCCTCAGACTTGACAACCTTTGCACCGTAAACATTGAGACCACGCACAATGTCAGCGAACTTGGTTGGGTTGCGTAGGGACTCTACATTCTCAACCTGGTTGACAAATGCAACCATGTCCTGGTGGTAGCCAATAGCGGCTGGGCGAGCCTCTCCACCAATGGTGATTAGTGGGCTCTCAAAGACATCCATGCCGTAAAGGCGTAGGATAGCGCCATCCCTGAGCTCTGAGCTGGAACCAGCAACAGAAACATCAGATAGGTCCTGGAGTAGCAAGTCTGCCATGTCTGGGTTGACAACCACAAAGCGGTTGGAACCTGGAACCTTGGACTCAGTTAGAGACTTGCGGATAGCACGGATAGCCGCCTTTGCATCTGCGGCGCTGTCAACAACAGTGCCTCCAGAGTTTGCGTCAGTTGAACCAGAAAGCATCTGGGAGAGCACATAGGTCTCTGCATCCTCAGCTAGGGCACGGCCAGCGGCCTCAGTCCAAGCGTTGAACTCACCAGCGGCCTGAACACGGTCAACATCATCAACATTTACAGAAAATGCTTTTTCCTGGTCAATGAGTAGCTGAACCTCAGTGTCTGCCAGTGCCTCTGCCGTAATGGTGCGGCCAGCGGCGGCGTAGTCAGTGATGGTTGGGGTTGTTGCGTTGATGATGTGGACAGTGTTGCCACGGGTTGCCACACCTGAATACTGAGTGTTCAGGGTTGGGATAACCTGTTGGTTAGCAATGAATGACTGGGTAACACCAGCCGCCCACACCTCTGGGATGAAATTATCAATCGCCATGTTTTATCTTCTCTCTTATAGTTTGCCCATCAGAGAATCCAGGCGGCCCTCATTACGGGCCTGGAGGATGTCTGCGGGTGACATGTTGGAAAGCTCATCTCTACTGCGGATTTGAGCCTTTGATGGATTCTTGCCACGGGCTCCCTGACCTAAATCAGGTGCTGGGATTTCCGTGGTATTGCTGTGCGCTTCTACCCATGACTGAATAGCCTCTGAGTCTATGTTGCCGTCATCCTGAATGAATGAGGACTTGTCAAAGGACAGCAAAGCTCCAGCATCTAATACCTTGCCAGTTAGCTGGGATTTGAGCTCAGCATCAACCAATTTACTAGCGAACTCTCTGCGAACACTGAGAGCGGTTTCCGTTTTGGTCTGCTCTATCAGTTTCTCAGTATCGGTTAGCTGAGACTGTTTGATTTCCTCTAGCTCTTTAGCGGCGGCCAGGTTGGCTTTAGCTTGCTGTTCATTTTTGCGGCTCAGTGACTTCCATTTGTCAACCTCTGCCTGTAGCTTGTCCGTTTCGGACAGCTCTGAGGTCTCAGCCTCTACCACATCTGTGGTTTCCTCTGTGGCCTCTGTGTTTTCAATCTGGTCTGTTTGGTCAGCCATTTTCACTCTCCATTTCGGATAGGGGTGTTTGCGCTCTTTGCGAGCTAATCAGCGTGTGCTGAAACTTAGAATTTAGTGACAATGGCGGGCAAGTCTGCCACGGCTACATTGTCAAGATTTGGGTCACCAGTCACCATGAGATAGCCCAGGTATTCTGTGGTCACCCAGGTGTTGGTGTCTGGGTCCCAGCGATAGTCAGAATACAAATACTGTCCCTCATAGACTCTGGCGTATAGTGCTGTGCCAGGGTCCAACGGCTGTGGCCGTAGCTCAGACCCATAGACAAAATACATAGTCTCCAAGGTTGCACCTATCTCTGGAACGCTGGTGTTCCAATACCGCCAGTGTTATCTGGCACTATAACTGTAGCCCATAGTTCTTGGGATTGCTTGATGAGGGCTTCCTTTTCTGGGCCATTAGGTAGCTTCCTGGATTCCTCATACAGCTTGTGTGAGGGCTCTTTTACCTTTACAGATTTGTAAGTGTGGAATTGGAGCTCCATTTTTGTGCCGTTTGGAGCAACCATGTTCACATTGATGCCCAAATAGCCATTGCCATCTTGCCAGTAGTTCTTGACCTTTACAGCCTGGTAACCCTGAGCCTCTAATTCCTCTAGGGCCTCTGTGGCCATCCTGGCGTAGTTGGCCTCATCTGAAACCATGGTATAGCGCACTGAGTCACCAATCTGCTCAGCCGCTACTGATTGCCTTATGCGCTTTTCAGCCGCATCATTTTTGATTTTGCGGGCAAGGCTGGCTCTGGTCTTTAGCCTGTATTTTAGGCCACTCATTTCAACGCCAACTGACTCAGAAACATCCAGCATGGTCCTAGTGGCATCTGGCTCTATTGTCCTGGCCCTATCTTCTACCTCTCCAGCCAGGCGCAAAGGCTGTCTGCCAGATTCTCCAATTATGAAATCGTCATAGTAGAAATTCTCATCAGGCAAGCGTGGGCCAACTTTTAGGTCACCCTGGTTGGTAAACTTTTGGCCCCTGATAGAAAGCAATGGACCCAGCTCACCATGTTCTTGAATCTTGATGTCACGGTAATCAATAGGTGCTCTAGCGCCCCTGTCTGAAACCCCAAATCTTTCCTGGACCATCTCATGTGCTTTGTCCAGGTTGTATTGGTCCAGCACCTGTCCTGGGTCCTGTGTCCCATAGATGGGCATTTCACCACAGTCACAGCCAGGGTGAATGGGTAGCAAGTCTGATTTTGTGTAGCGCTGAGTGCTGGCCACATAACAAAGGGCACAGTTTTCAGTGCCAGTCAAGACCCTGCGATAGCCAACAATGCTTTGGTTGGCCATTCTGTTCTGGCGGCCAGTCTCACGCCTAGCAAGTTGGACATCAGTGGATGCTATGGACTGAACACGCCTTGCGCCCTTGGCAATCGCATCAGTCATCTGCTCACCCTTAGACAGGGCCGTGTAAACCTCAACAAAAGGCCTGCGGTAAACCTCAGCTGTGGTTACACCGTTTCTAAGAATCTCTGTTGATAGGTCAATCCTGGAGGCTGGTATTGCCTTGAACCTTGCGCCCAGAGTCTTAGCCATCTCAGAGTAGTAAGCTGTCTGCAACCTGGAGGCCTGGGTCTTTGCGCCACTGACCGCATTAGAGGCATAGTCAACAAAGCGCTTGTAATCATCTTCACGCCAGGACCCAAGGCTAGAGAATACAGTGGCAAGCCTGGAACCTGTCCCAGTTACCAATCTGCTACTCAGGCGAGAGTAGCCATCCCATAGCTCTTGCTGGGTGGCCATTTAGCCTATCCTTGCTGTTGCTGTTGCTCTGCGGGTATAGGTTCCTGGACCCCCAAAAGGGCCTCAGCAATAATCTGCTCACCAGCCCGCTCAGTCTCCATCTCAGCAACCTCAGCTGGTGTAAACTGGCCAATCAGCTTCATTCTGGAGCGGAATGGGACATCCTGGAACTTGGTATTAGCATCTGCCCGCTCACTGAGGCTGTAGCGCTCAGCTGGCTTCCACAGAGGCTCTAGGTCTAACAGGGCGGCTCTTTCAACATCACCCATCCACTTGAACATCAGGGACATAACCTTGGACCAGCCAACGGTTGCCCTGGCAATGCGGTCCTCAGTCTTGAACACTAGGCCTTCACGGGCTAGGGATGCTCCCTCAGCGCTCTGGTTAGCGCCATCTGGGGAAAGGTAGTGCATAGGTGTGCGGGTAACAGCCGCAAAGTCTTGAATGTCAGCACGGACAGCGTTGATGATGTCCTGGATGCCTGACTGGTCCAGTTCGCCTAGCTCAGCCTCTGGTGGCAGAATCCACATTGAACCAGGTGCTCCCTGGAACAGGCCGTTGTAGTCAATCTCATTGCCGTCAGGGTCATGTGTTGGGAAATCGCCCTTGACATACTTTTGCTTGAAAGCCTGGGTGGTGGCAATGATGAGGCGCTGTAGAATCATGTGATTGATTCTGTCAATGATGTCCAGGTAGGGCTCATACTCACCACGGCCATCAGCGTTGGTGAACTTGACTACTGGGACCTCACCTAGTGGGTTTGGTGCGCTGGCTTCCTCATCAAACATCCAGCCATCTGTGTCATAGGGGCTGGTGTCTCCAGGCTTCCTAAAGACCAAAATCTCATCTGAGTAGTAATAGTAAGCATGGTGCTGGCCGTATTCGCTCCAGACCTTGACTGCCGCCATTACATTGCTTGGGTCCTCTGGGCTTACATCACAGTAAACCTGGCGTGGGTCCTCCACGGTGACCAGCGGGTATTCACGGCCTGCGGGCATGCCAACAATGGCATAGGCGTGGCCAAACTTTAGAAAGTTGGTGTGTAGGTCTGCGCTGTAAACATCCAGGTTGTTTGCTTTCCACAGGCGGCGGGCTTCATCATCACCGTTTTCATCATCTGCGGCTCCAGTGCGGAAACCGCCAATCCTCATGCGCTCACGGACAGCGGCAACAGAAAGCTGGGCCATGTTTAGGCGGGCCTTTTTCTGGAACTTCCTGTAGGCCCTTGACTGGCCCTCAGCTCCCTCTGGTAGCGGGGCATCACCATCATAGTAGCGCTCTAACATGTTGTAATGCGCTTGCTCTTTGGCTAGGGCTTTGAGCATGCTCATTTGTGAGCTATTGAGCTGGGTAGCCATTCAAATTCCTATCTTATGCGGCGGGGCACAAATGTTGTCTTGGTGGCCTCTCCCTTTGAGAGGGCCTGTAGTCTTGCCTGGTAGGCCAGGACCGCCGCAACTGCGGCATCAATCTTATTAGGTGACTCTGGGTGCTCTTTGGCAATACTAATGCCAGAGCGGCCAATTCTGCGGCGGGCGTTTAGGACATGTCTTGATAGGGCTAGGCCCTCAAATGTCAGTTCTTTGTCCAGGACAGCGTTTTGGAACTGCTCCAACGCTCTGACCACCAAGTAACTGCGGTTACCTGTCATCCACCACTCAATGGGGTGCTGTTGCGTGGACTTGACTTTGAGCTTTTTGCCAAAATCAGCTTCCCACTGCGCTATGTAGCTCTCCCACTTAGCTGGGTCAGCAAACATGCCAACCACATTGTAGTTTTCAAAGGCCTGGCGCACTTGATAGTCCACCTCAGTGATTGGGACTTCCCATCCCTCACCTGCGGGGCCCTCTGGTTGCTCCCAGACCTTGATTTCAAATAAATGACCATCAGAGACACGGCAACCAATCAGCGCTGTGGCATCTGTAACGCCTCTGGTGCGCTTTCTGGAGCCATCAAAGCCCAGGGTGATGTCATCACCTTTAGCCACCTCTTTTGTGGCGGCACAGGCCATCCACTCAGGGGAGCTCACCCAGGCATCTTTGGAGGATGTGGGCTGGTTGAAATAGTAGCGGCGTGAATCCTGCGGGTCATTGCGTGGGTCATAAAATTCAGCCAGTAGGCGTTCAATGTCCATGACCTGGGCAAAGGGACCATAGGCCTCTCTAAGGCCGTCACGGACCGCCTCAGGGTCTGCCAGGTCTATGTCTGGGTCTGCCTCCCTGTGGTCAAACAGGGTTCTCTGGATTCTGGCCTTGCCCTCACGGATTAGCTTTGCCAAATCATGAGTTTCCTCAGCCACGGATTTCTCACCAGGTAAATACATGGTGCTGGTCTCCAGGGACCAGGGCTCTGCGGCTTTACGCTTCGCCAGGTTACGCCTCACGGTGTCATAC